CTTCCTAATACCAAAAAAAGGGCGACTTTTACATCGCCCTTAATTCTGTTATATAAACACTTAATTACATAATGTTAGCTACTTGGACTCGTCTGTAGTATCTGTTTTCATTAGCTGGCGTTAAACCATCTTTAGTGATTACACCAGTACCAGTTACGTCTTTTCCAGCAAAAGGATTAGCAACTAAACCATATCGTGTTTTGAAGCCAATTTTTGGTTGGAAAGTGTCTTGTCCAACAGCTCTTACCATCTGTAATGGAACATATGGACAGTAAAAAATACCTGCATCATATGGTGAGCTTCCTCTGAATCCAACAACATAAAATTGTTTAGTTGGAGCCATGTTGCCACCAAGATTTGCTGAATATGGATCAATGTAAACTTTAAATTTACCATTTAACACACCAACAAAGGTATTTCCTGTGTCATCAACATTCAAATTATTACTTAAAGATGATTGATAATCTAACACTCCAGCCATTTGCAAAGCAGAAGCTACGTCGGAAGAGCAGATAATTATATTACCTTTTCCTCTACGAGTTCTCTGAGCAATGGTGTTAGCATCACGTTCTAACGCAAACATCAAACCTTTAAATCTTTCAACCGACCATCTACCATTTGAGTCAGTATCTAAATCAAAGATACCAGCCGCTGTGGTATTAATCGCAGCATTTGAATTATCATTATCAGCTTGTCCGAACTCCGCACCAATATAGATTGATCTTACGACTTCTCTATTGATTTCAGCAAGAATTTCAGCAGACAGAATATTTGACAATTCTGTTTCTGCATCTAAACCATGGATTGCTTTCAAATCTTGAGCAAGTTCCATAGAGTACTCTGCCTTAAGAGCTCTTGAGTTAGCAGTTACCGTTGACTTCTCAATTGAGAATGCCATTTCAGCAAATTGACTGCCTGCAACACCACCTAGGCTTTCAGCCCATGCAGTAGTTCCAGCAGTTCCAGTTGTATAGGTACCTGCAGAACTGTCATTTAATATAGCTGGGTTAGTGCCTGCTTGAACAGTTGCGGAATGACCACCACCTGAGCCTGCAGCATTTCTACCAGTAAAATCAGAATCCGCTTCGTTAAACAATGCTTCAGTTCCAGCCTGAGTTGCATATCTACTTCTCATAGCAAATATTAAACCAGTTGGACCTGACATAGGTTGAACGCCACATACATCATAAGCGATCAAATTAGGCATAGCACGTCTAACCAACGAAATAAGTATAGGATTCCAATTCGATACTCCACCAGCAACATTAGTAGGTGCAGCTTCACTTAAAAAAGCGTCATCTTCTCTTAATGCTCTCTCCTGGTTTTCTAGTACCACGGAAGTAACAGCTCTTTTATAACTATCCTTAACCTCTGGAAGGTCTGGATGATCTAAAACAGGTTGCCACTTCTTTTGTATATGTTCAGATAAAAACATTTTCTATCTCTCCTTATTATTGTTAGTTAACTAACAAGAAACGTTTACCACGCTTTCTTGTTTTTAAAATTACTAATAGCAGCGGTATATGCAGCCATAGGTCCCGTTAAATTAGGGATCGAATTATCATCCGCTACGGTACTAGTTTCATCATTTGCTTTTGATTTAGGAAAATAAGAATCTTTTATAGTTTCTACTTTCTTTTTAAAATCATCTGCATCATTATATTCAATATTTTCTGCTAAACTTTTAAGTTTATCTTTTTCGGTGTCAGCTAAATTAGAAGCTACATCTTGCAATATATCTCCTCTAGTAAATTCACCTACTTTAGAATTTAACTCTATAGTTTTATCAACTGAATCGTCTAACTTTTTCTTTAACTCCTCAATTTCAGCAGTTTGATTTTCAATTACATTGTATTTTTCTGCAGGCATATCAATGTAATGAGATTCAAATAAATTTTTAAGACCACTAATAAAATCTTCTGATATTTCTGATCTTAAACCCTTTTCTATAGCCAATTCGTTATCTTTCATCCACTCCTCGACTACATAATTTAGATAAGCGTCCACTTTTTCAACAATTTCTTCCCTTGCTTTAGAAGTTCCTTCGCTTACTTTAGTTGCATATTCACTTTCTAATTTTTCAATTTCTTCTACTAATCTTGCTTTTACAGCAGATTCAAAAATTGTTGCAGCTTTTTGTTTGAACTCCTCAGATAAATCTGATTCATCACCAACAAGAGCTTTAACATCTTCTTTCATATCAATATCTTTTACTTTTTCTTTAGCAGATTTCTTTTCATCATCATGTTGAGCTTTCAATTCTTTTTTCTTCTCAGCATCTTTTTCGTCTTGAGCCTTCAGTTCTTCTTTATCTTTTTCATCTTGCTCTTTGACATCTTTTTTATCATCATCATGCTGAGCTTTTAATTCTTTTTTCTT